CATTGGAACGATGTGATATAATTAACCGATTTATTGAAAAGAGAAGTTATGGAATTAGTTTTATTGTCATTGATGGAATAGCAGATTTGGCAATGGCAATCAATGATGAAATAGAGGCCTCTCGGGTTGTATCTCTTTTGATGAAATGGACAAAGGTATATAATATTCATATTTGTGTAATTTTACATCAAAATAAGAACGACAATTTTGCAACCGGTCATTTGGGATCTTCAATAATGAAAAAAGCTGAATGTATTATTTCAGTTACAAAGGATGCAAGTGATTCATTAAAGAGTGAAGTTAATTGTGATTATATCCGGGGCGCAATGGAATTTGATAGGTTTAATATTGTGATTGATGATAATGGGATCCCTGTAATTAAGTCAGAATTTGAGGCAAATAATCTAAACGAAGAACCAGAATTTTACAAATGAAAACTTACAAATGCTACTTTGACGGAGCTTGTGAACCGAAAAATCCCGGGGGTAAAATGGGAATGGGTATTTATATTACAGATGGGACGAAGGAATTTGCTAGCAATACCTTTGTCGCTGCAAAGCCGGAAAATACAAATAACATTGCGGAATACTCAGCATTCATTATGATTTTGGGATTGATGAAAAATAAGATAGGTGATAAAATAGAAATCTTTGGGGATTCAATGTTAGTTGTGAATCAAATGAATGGAGAATGGAGATTAAAAAAAGGTGCTTATATGGAATATGCATTAAAAGCCAGTCCTTTACTTTCGGAATTAAAAAGGAATAATGAAGTAGTAATACGATGGATTCCCCGGGAACAAAACGAAAAGGCAGATTTTCAGAGCATGAAGGCAATCGGATTTGAAAGGAGAAAATGGAAATGAAACTCATACATCATACATGGTCAAAGATTACAGGAAGCGGATTATTGAAACACGCCGAATGTGTCAAGTGTAAAAGTCATAGGTATTACGATTATAGATTTCAGAAGATGATGTATCAGGATCGCTTCGGCAATTTGTTTTACAGAACTCCTGAATGTGTGTTTATGAATGAAAAACTATAAAACTAAAAGCACGGAACTAATGAAAAAGCCCTTTAAGATATTGATTTGCACAGGTATAATAATAGCAATCATTTTTGATATTTTAGTTTGTATTTCAATAATAATGATAATCTTTTAAGTTATGGAATCAATCCCATTGTTTATAATTCAAAAAGTCTCGGAATTTTACAATTTACCCATCGAAGGTATTATCTCAGCAAGTCGAAAAAAGGAAATTGTTAAAGCCAGAGGTATATCAATGTATTTCATAAAAGACTATACCAAATTATCACTTGCTCGCATTGGAGCGTGTTTCAACAGCGGGACGACTAAAAGCAAAACAAAAAATCATTCAACGGTGCTTCATTCAATTAAAAAGGTTAACGATAGTATAGATATTTATCCATGCGATAAAATTGAGATTGATAAAATACGCATAAAGTTAAATCTAAAAAAGAAATATATAGGACGTGGTCATATATCGGAAAGATTTATAATGATAAAAAATATTGTATTTATTCCTTTTCAGTTACCTCCAATTTATTATTTCCATAAAAAATATGCGATAATCAAAAGGATTGTCAATCCTATTAAAATGGAATCGGTAAAGATAGAACACATTAAATTTCCTGAGCCTATTAAGACAATTAAAGAGCCTTTTAAACCATTTGTACGGCCATACGCAAATGTCACAAGAAGTTGCGATCGCATTAATTCACTTTATAAAGAACATCAAATTTAAAACTAAACTAAATGGCAACAGAATTAATAATTTTTGAATACGGAGTAATGAGTAGTAGGTATAGTTGTGAGGCTGAAAATAAACTTACTGCATACGTGACTATGTGTCTTCACTACGACTCAAGCAGTCACATGATTGCACTTTATGAGCCAAAAGAAATCGTAAAAGACGATGCTTGGATGGATATTACCGGGAAGGTATCTGCACGACTGGATGAAATATTCGGAGGAGAAAATGGTTTTGATAAATATACGGATGCCCATATTTCTGAAATAAAAGCTTGCTATAAAACAATAAAACAATTAGTATAGTTATGAATATAGTAATTCTTTTCACAGTATCAGTTTTGGTCGCCTTCCTTTTATGGTTTGTGATCGAGGGAATCATTAAAAAATCAAGATAATGAAAAATAGAGAAATTAAATTCAGAATTTGGAATGGTCTGCAAATGGAATATAATGTAATGGCAGGCTTTTTAGGTGCATTTTATGTACAGGGTATTGATGAAAAGGATTCCGCTTCAATGAGTCCTTTTAATACCAAATATGATAATGCTCCTGTAATGCAATTCACCGGACTGCTCGATAAGAACGGTAAAGAGATTTATGAATCTGATCGAGTATTTGATCCTTTTGCCGCCAAGGATGAGAGAGAATTATTTACTGTTAAATACAATAACGAGATGGCCAGATTTATTCTTGATGGCGAAGGCGAGGCGGAATGGGATGAAACTGATTGGCAGGTATATGATAATATTTACGAACAAAAAACAACGAAAGAATTGGCTTATTAAAAACTTACCCCATGATAATAACACTAATCTTCCTCGTAGTTTTTGTCCTGATCATTTTAGGCTTCAACTATGCTAAAAAGGTCGGCAAAGAGCGCAATGTATCAGATAATCTCATTTACCTGGAGTTCCTGATCAGGAATTGCAAGACGGATTCTATCAGCCGGAAAAATATTGAAGCAATGTTCACTGAATATAATTTATGTAACGAGTATCGAGGGGACAAGCTGTATGAACTTTATTACATGTTTGAGGAAAAGTTTAAGATAACAGAATGAAAAGTTTTATATCTTTTTCTGGGGGTGTTGAAAGCACGACAATGTGTATCTTATTTGGAGACAGACATGATGCTATATTTGCCGATACTGGTTATGAACATAGACAGATTTATGATAGATTGGATTTAGTTGAAAAATGGGTTCAGAATTTTCATAGAAAGGATTTTAAGATATATCGGATAAAAAACGATAAATATATTTCATTGAAATCATACATAATTCAGAGTAAGTTTTATCCTTCTTTTAAATCTCGTTACTGTACGAGAATGTTTAAAATCGAGCCTATTGATGATTTTCTTGAACAATTTAAAGAGAAGGGCGCGGGGTTAATGATTGGATTAAATGCTGATGAAATAGATCAAAGGACAGGAAATCATGGTAATAAAAAGTTTGTGGATTATTCATATCCTCTTGCCGATGCAAATATAACAAGAGATGGATGTAAAATAATTTTAAACAAAACGGGATTACTTCCTCGATTTCCGGTATATATGCAACGGGGTGGATGTGTAGGGTGTTATTATAAAAGTAAAAAAGAATATGAGGCAATGGCATTATTGGACCCCGAAGAATTTAAACAAGTTGAACAGGTTGAGGAAAATATACAAGACAGAAGAGAAGATTTTTTCAGTATCATACCAAAGATTAAAATGAGCCAGATCAGGGATGGTGTTTCAAATATGATTTTTAAACCAGAAGAAATATATCCAATAATTAATGATGCCACAAAGTGTGGAGTATTTTGTAATAGATAGTATTCACTAAAAAGAAAGTAATGAAAATGATGACAATAACAATTTTAATGCTAAGCCTATTTTTAAGCAACGCTAAGGCACCCGATACGAAAGTGGTATATATTGCCGTTCCAGAAGAAATAAACTATTACGATGCTTTAATGAGGGCAATAGTAATGGTTGAAAGCAAAGGGGACATATTCGCCTTTAACTTTCTTGAACAAGCAGCCGGGCCGATGCAGATAAGACCGTGCAGAATTAATCACTATAACAAGTTAGTAGGTTCAAATTACACGACTGCAGATTGTTTTGATTTAGAATTAAGTCGGAAAGTATTTCTGCGATTTGCTCAGGGTAAAAATTACTCCCAGGCAGCGAAGGACTGGAATGGATCAGGCCCTATGACATTGGATTACTGGAAACTCGTAAAAGCGAAACTATGAAAACACTTACAAAAGAAGAAATCATTGCACGCATTACAGGCAGGCGTATAGAATCAGTAAATGAAGGTTGTTTTAACTTAACTGTTTCTGAATCCTTACATACAATGCAGGAGTTCAGCGACCAGCAAACAGCAAATCTAAAGTTGATCAATGAGAAGCAAGCGGGACTGATTGAAGCATTATCAGCATACAGCACGCATGTTGTAATTATGTGGAGTAAGGAGTTGGATGATGACGAAAGTAAAGATTTAAAATTACGGTTATGGCATGAAATTAAACGTATCAAATCTGCACTTGCAGAACTGTCAAAAGAACCTACTGAACTTGCATCAAAGAAAGCGGGGAAAGAGATGGGAGTAGCAGGGGCTATTAATTCAAAACCATGTGGTCTTTATAAAACGAGTTAATCACCAGTGTATTAGAGTTAATAACTAATAAGAGAAAGATGAGATTTAATAAGTTTATAATTGACAATTACAAAGTAAGTGTTGATTCATTGAGTCATCCCGATGCCAACGGGTTGTATAGAATAATAAATACACTTTCAGAAATAGAACAGAATGATAATATAAATCAAGTCAAAACGGTAGAGTGTATTTTCTACACATTGGTTGAATTATTTGAAATACATAATATTGAAATGAATACCACTGCTGATGCGTTCTCATTTTTTAATATAACAAAAAATAAGGGAGAAATTAAACATGGAATTAATAGTGTTTGGCTTTCAAGAACAAAACTTAAAAATGCAACCTCTCAGGAAATTTCAGGTGCTTTAATTGACTTGATATTGCACAGGGATAACTGGGATGATAAAACTTCTTATAAAGCACTGAAACTATAAAAAAAATGAAAGAGAGCAAGAATTTTCCGAAAGTATCACCCGAGGAGTTTGCAAAAGCAAGGGATACGTTATATAAGAAAGAAGAAAAGCCTTTAACAGAAGAGAAAGCTCAAGAATGCAGTCATCCAGACTTTTACACAATAGGTGATGAAGTATATTGTAATGGATGTCACAAACATTTAGGTTATTTTGATACATGGAGAACCCATTTGTTTATAAAGAGAACTAAAAACACGATAGCAAATGAACATTTAAACAAGAGAATTAAGCATCTATGAAAAAGAAAGAATGTAATATTTTCATCAGTAGTATTTTGTGTAATGGGTGTAAATTATGTGATTTAGATTGTGTAAAATATAAAATTAAAACCAAATAACATGAAAAAAGAAACCGTAATACATATTCCTGAAAGAGGTTGCCATAATTGCAGACTACATTGTGTAAACCATAAAAAATGTGATTCAGAATATCCATGCAAACAAGGCATGGAATGGAGACCAATAGTTCATCCCATCGAGCCACAAGAGGAAACACCAAAACACCCTACGAGCTGGAGAGACTTTACTATGACTGATAAGATCGAGCCAAAACAGACACCAGAAGAGTTTGCTAAAATGAAAAATGGAAGTTTTATGCAAATAGGATGTATTGATGAAAAAATGGATTTATGGGGAAACATTAATTGTCAAAATCATATTGATCCTGCAACGTGTAAAAGAGAAACTTCATGTCTTATATGCGAAAGGTATTATCCTGTTAAGCCAAAACAGACGAGTACCTGTGTTGATTGCGACAAAGAAAAGGATACTCATAGTATTTGTGCTGAATGTTTGGATAAGTTAATTAAGCAGAATCAACAGCCAGAGATAAGCGTGACGGATGAAGATGTATCTGAACCTATTCAAAATGCTCTTTATGCTACAAATGCTTTTACAACAGATCAATGTTCTGAATTAGCAGACGGGATATTGCTTTATTTAAAAGAAGCGGGATTTATTATTTTCAAGTCAAAGCAACCATAACGGATAGTAAATAAGTAAAACTAAATTATACGAAAATGGAATATTTTGGAACAGATTTACAAGTTGCAGGACATTATCGAGTAAATATAGATGACGGTTTTAGTTATCATACTTCAATAAGATTTAATGACCTTCCGTTTAATCCCGAACAATTAACTAATAACCTCCAAAAAGGAGAAGTATCATTTTATCAGGGTGGTGGTTATACTGTTATTGGGATTGCTGGAAGTTGTACCGACACAAGACCGGGAACGAAGTCAGTATTTTGGGTTAAGGAAACTATTGATAAACCCGAAATGATAAAGCGTATAATGGCAAACAAAACAGCAATAGAGATAATTGCAAAAATGCCTTTTGAAGTAAAATGGTAACCACCCAAAGTAAATCTCGGATAGAGTTAAATAAATAAGGAATCATGGAAAAGCAGATTTTAGCAATATTTGGAAAACGTGATTTATCATGTTCGTTTGAAGATTATGCAAAAGACATTGCAGTGTTTATAGAGAGTAAGTATGTCGAAAAGGAATTTGCTGAATGGGTGGCTGCTGATTGTGTGAAATTATGGAATAAAGCGGATGTGTATCAGGAAATTGAAACTCATAAAACCTTTAAAGGCATTAAGAAACTTTATCAGTATTGGCTAACCGCAAAACAGTAACAGATGAAAACAAAAAATAAAATCAGGATTGTTAGTGATTATGGATTTTCTCCATTCGGAGGACTTGGTTTACATTTTTACGTGTTTGAAAATGACAAATTGATTAAACATTTATTTCAAAAAGACAGGCAATGAAAGAGACACAGGATATTTTATTAAAGATGGGATTTGAAAATCCTAATGATAATGTTTGGAAATCTGATTGGTTTGGATACTTCATATTAGTCAAGGATGCTACACCCGAACAGTTAGCTGTATTTATTTATAACAGAGGGTTTGGTGTTGCAGGGAGGCAGGTATGAGATATATATTATTTATATTAGGCTTAACTGGATTAGTTTTAATTTGCTTAGCAGAGATGAATAATCCATTGACTGCAAAAACCATGTTTTATTATTTATTGTCCTTTATGGCAATAATAGAAAGTATTGCATTAGACATTATTGATAATATTAAAAATAACAGTAATAAATGAAAACAAAAGAAGAAATACTTGAATTGACTTATCGTGATAAATGGGAGGATGCGTTCCCTAATGATATTGCAATGGATCGGGCTATAAAATTGGTTAAGGTTTGCGAAGAATGGACTATTTGTACAGATGCCATGCAGGAGTTTGCCGAAGCCTATCATCAAGAGATGAGAGAATTAGAAAAAAAGAAGGATGAAATTTTGCAAAAGTGAATAATAATTACTATCTTTGGTATTGGATAGGTCGGAGTAATTACCGATTGATAAAAGGAACCGAACGCCTCTTCCAATACCTTTTCGTTCGGACTTATTAAATGTTCGTAAAATGAAAGAGATTAAGCTCTCTCAGGGGCAAATCGCACAAGTTGATGATGAAGATTATGAATTTCTGAATCAATGGGGGTGGCATGCATTTCATGATGGCAGAAATAGTTATGCACGGAGAGTAAATAATATAAAGCATGTAACTTATAGATATTTTATGCACCGTGTTCTTTTAAGCCCTCCTAATAATTTACAAATAGACCATATTGATCACAACGGACTAAACAATCAAAAATATAATCTAAGATTTTGTACGTACGCACAGAACGGAATGAACAAACGCTGTTCTGGCAAATCCGGATATTTAGGTGTTTTTATTTCTTCTGGATATATTACATCTGCAATAAAGGTGAATGGAAAACAGATTTATTTAGGGAGTTATAAAACTATTGAAGATGCTGCGTTAGCATACAATAAGGCAGCATCAAAATTTCACGGAGAATATGCAAATTTAAATATTATTAAATAATATGAAAACAATACGAACTTATTTATCAGGATGTACTTGGTGTAATGCCACAGGTATAAAATACCCAATGGAAAACTATAGTGGTACTGGAATGACAAATGTTTGTCCAGTATGTCATGGGACAGGAACAATTCCAGTAGTTGAAACATTTGAAGGTGAATTAGAAGACCAGCTAAAGGAAGAACACCCTAATTTAAAGGAACTTTTAAAACGGTTAGATGATTCATTGGCAAAAGAAACACCTGAAAGCCTTAATAAATTTTTATCTAATGGCCAGCCAAAGAAGATAATGATGACAAGCGAAGAGTACTATAAGATTAAGTCTGTTAAAAACTGTTAATAATTGTCAGTAATTATTAATAGATATATTTTTATTTAGAATGATTATAAGTTAATTTTGTGAAATGGTTAAGCAATTATACGATTCAGACCCTGAAAAAGCCTGGTTATTTCGTTTTGATGTCTTAATGATCAAAAGAGACCACCGGAGAATATTAAATGTTCAGCCAAAACTTGATTCTTACTGTTTTAGGTGTCCTGAAAATTGTGTTCAATTTGTAATAAACTGGAAAATTCTTAATAATTGAATATATTTTTGAATAACTAATGAAAGTGTTATTAATAAATCCTTGGACACCAGATCAAATGCCTCCTCCTGCTATTGGTTATTTACAGGCAGCACTTAATCATTGGAAAGTCGAAGTTGTGGCAAGAGATTTAAACGAAGCAATGAATAGTAATGAAGATTATGATTTAATAGCTGTTTCGTTTCATAGCTTCTCAGTGAAATACGCCAGGCAGATAAGAGATAAGTTTAAAGGTCATTTAATCTGTGGCGGTCATCATCCTTCTGCTATGCCAAAACAGATGTTAAGCATAGGTTATGATCAGGTAGTTATCGGTGAGGGAGAGAATGCCATTATCGATATTATTCAAGGTAATGATTCAAAAATAGTAAAAGATTGCGACCGTAAATATTTTAACGGTATAAATGATATTCCTTATCCGGATTACTCAGGTTTAGGATATTCAGATCCTCGCATTCCGATTATTTCATCACGCGGATGTCCTTTTGATTGTATATTTTGTGGATCGTCTGATTTCTGGCACCATAAATATAAGATGCGATCAGCTCAGGACGTACTTACTGAGGTTAATCAAAAAATATCAGAAGGGTTTACAACATGGATATTTTATGATGATAATTTTACAGCAAATAAAAAAAGAGTATTTGAGATTTGTGCAGGACTTGATGGAGAATTGAAATGGGAATGCGTAGGCAGGGCCGAGTCAATGGATGAAGAACTTTGCAGAGAACTATATAGGGCTGGATGTCGTAAAATTCATTTTGGGATAGAATCTTTAAGTCAGGATGCACTTGATCGTATGGGTAAAAACACTACTGTTGAAAAGATGCTCAAAGGAATTGAAATTGCTGAAACATCAGGGATAAGCACGATGAGTTTATTCCTTGTTGGGCTTCCTGGTGATACAATTAAGAACATTGAAGAAACCCGGTATAATAGATTAAGAAGCAAGATCACTCAGTATGGTCCTAATATATGCTGGGTCCTTCCAGGAACAAGCATCTATAAGAAGGCAAGGGAATATGGCATGAATGATGATGTATATTTAGAATCCGGGACACCTTTTTATTGTTATGAACAATCTATCGAAACACTAAACCAATGGGCAAGTGCAATATGAAAGCCTACGTGATAAATCTGGAATCCAGACCAGATAGGATGGTTGAATTTCAAAAGAACATTTTTCCTTTTGGAGTAGAGAGATTTAATGCTATTAAAACAGATCCCGGATGGGTGGGTTGCACTAACTCGCAACTTACTATTTTAAAGCAGCAAAAAGAATTTCCATTTATTATATTTGAGGATGATTGTTTGATGTTGCACACATGGAATGCAGTTGAAAATTCTATAAAACAATTACCTCCAGACTGGGATGCGCTCTATCTGGGCGCAACTTTAATGCAACCTATTGAGCGATATTCAGAGAATCTATTCAGACTTAAGAATGCATTTTGCGCTCATGTAATTATTTATAATTCATGGCGGATGGTTCAGTATGTTTTAGATAATTATGAGGAGTTTTTCAGAAACTCAACGGCAAGAAATACGCTCGATGTATTTTATGCCTATGATGTGCAGGAGAAGTTTAACTGTTTTATCACAGATCCAATTGCGGCAACACAAAGATCAGGTTATTCAGATATTGAAAACAGGGAAGTTGATTATACGCAAATAATAGAACATTTTAATATTTATACTAATGTCGGCAAGTAGTATTCATTGTAAAGAGTTATTCCGAAAATATATAAATCCTGTATTTATTGAGACAGGATCATATTTAGGCGATGGGATACAACAGGCCATTGATGCTGGATTTAAAAAGATTTATTCAATAGAATTATCCCGAAACTTTTATACTCATTGCTGCGATAGATTTGAAAAAAATGAAATTGTTCATTGTATTTGTGGTGACTCTGGTGAAAAGTTATTCGAAGTAATGGAAGAGCAAAATGAGCAAATTACATTCTGGCTTGATGGACATTATTCAGGCGGGGATACGGCTATAGGACCAGAGAATACTCCATTATTACGGGAATTAGAAGCAATAAAACGACATCCAATAAAAACTCATACGATACTGATTGATGATTTAAGAGGATGGATAAGGGAGCTGCGGGGATTTGATACTCTGGATTTAATGAAGAAAATATTAGAGATCAATCCTGATTATGTTTTTACTCTTGAAGATGGTTTTATTCCAAATGATATACTTGTTGCAAAATGCTTAAATAGATGATAACATTTAGAAGTGAATGGTTTAATAATAGGCCAAAGGCTGATGTCAGAGGAGATAATAGTTTTGGTAATATCCTATTTTTCATTGCATCAACAATTGGGATAGCTGTTAAGAACGGTTATGAGTATGGATTCCCTCAGTGGAACAACCATGAATATTTTGTTAATAGCCTGCCAAAAGTAAAAGAGCAGCTGTTTACTACCGTAGATATTCCGGAAGGTAACTTCTTAGGCTTTGATATTCCGGACAATTCTTCCATTTTTGGTTATATGCAGTCAGAGAAATATTTTGAACATTGCGAGGATATTATAAGACATTATTTTACCTTAAAACCACTTGTAGAGCCTTATAAGGATTGCATATTGGTTCATTGCCGTAATTATGCACCTCAATATCTTGCTATGGGATTTACAAACATGACCAGAGAATATTACATGAACGCTTTAAAGCATTTGCCTGACCGGAGAGTGATTGTAGTAACCGATAATATAGAACAAGCCTATGATAAATTAGGGCCAGACTTTGAATATACCAGTAACACTCCGATAGAAGATTTTTACTTACTGACAAAAGCTGAATATATTATAGGTTCAAATAGCACTTTTGGATGGTGGGGCGCATGGTTGTCGAAAGCAAAAGCAGTGTTCCCATCGGATTGGTTCCCTGGATTACCTGTAAAAACGGATGATGTTAATTGTAAAGAGTGGATAACTATATGAAAATCCTAATTCTGATATTGTTATTTATGCCATTGGCCTTATTTGGTCAAAAGAATACTATTTCACTTATTCACCAACCTACCGACTTGGGCTTTGGCTTAAGATATGACAGACAGATAAAGACCTTTGGAGTCTATACTTCAATTAGTCATGGTAATTACCGGTTAGACGAAAGAGAAACTATAAAGGACCATATCAAAGGAGTTATCGGAATTAGTAAATTCATTCCAAGTTCCTATTTGGATAATATCACTCATTACTTTTCAATAGGGTTAAGCTATCACAAATACGGTGAAAAGACTATTGAACTGCCGGATAGGGTTTATAATCCTTATTCATTTGATTTGAGTACAGGAGTGCAATTAAATAGATTCAGTGTAGGTTTTGGAGCAGATTTCATAAAGCGTGAAGGGACTGTTAATATAGGGTTTGTATTTTAATTTGGTTATATTGAATAAAATAGTTTAATTTTGCAGTATGGAAACAATAATAAAAAAAATGCAATATTATTACAGGCGAGGTAATAAGTATTTTTTTCGGGATGGAAATTCTAAACTTATTTTTCAGGCAGACATAGAAGAAGGATTATTCCCTCTGGATTATTTAGGTTATTACAATATGGAAATAACAACAGAATGAAAGCATCTAAAAAGAAGTTTCCAAAGTTTAAAGAGTTCAAAGATAAATCATTAAGACGATTTGAGCAGGTGGAGAAGTATAAAAGAATAAACAGGGAGAAGAAGGAAAGATAATGGCAGCTCCAAAAGGAAAAGAAAAAAAAGAAATTCTATTTAATGAGGCTATCAATGAAATAGCTATCAATGGGAAATCTTTATTACAAGCTGTTAAAGGGAAAATGACTGCAAATACTTTTTATGATCTCTTGAAGGATGAAAAAAAGTTGCAAAGGTACGCGCGCGCGACTGATGATAGAGCTGATATGATGGCAGATGAAATACTTAGCATATCTGATAATGTTGGACATGACTTAGTAATACTGCCAGACGGTAGGGAAGTAGTCGATAATGCAGTTGTTCAAAGGGATCGATTGAGAGTTGATTCCCGTAAATGGCTATTGGCAAAATTGCGTCCTAAGAAATATGGCGATCAATTAGATGTTACGAGCGGCGGAGAAAAGATACAGCAATTACCGACAATAAATATAATGACTAAAGAAAGTGCAGCGGATTAATGGAAGTAATTGAGCAAATAATATCAGAACCGCAAATGGCTATACTCTCCAGTACGGCGAATAATAACTTATTTCTCGGAGGTACTGGATCCGGAAAAACATTTTTAGGGGGGATGATTGCGATAAATTTTATCAACCAGTTCCCGGAAGTAAGGGGTGCAATCTTTAGTAACACATTCGATCAACTTAACTCAGCCACGCTCTTTAGGATACGGGAATACTGGGCAAGTATAGGAGTGACGGAGTGGAGTAAGGATAATCTATCGGGAACATATGCGTCGGGCAAAGAACCGCCTCCACAGTGGCTTAAATGCAAGCGCAATTTTGATAGATTCAATAATATAATATCCTTCTGTAATGGGGGATTAATCTTTACAGGGTCACTTGAAAATTACATGAGTCATTCTGGAAAAGAGTTCGGTTTTTGTCTGCTTGACGAGACTAAGGATACTCGCGAGGAGGCAGTTAAAGAGGTTATAATAACAAGGCTTCGTCAACCCGGTATGTTCGTTGTTGATGGCAAGGTAAGCCATACAGGGAGAGTAGACCAGCAATGGAATCCGCTTTATTGTCTTACGTCGCCGGCCCGCGTTGACTGGCTAAATTTACTTTTTGAATTAGATCAGCATGTAGATGAAATTGCATCTAAAATATATTCCGATAAAACCTTTTTTGAAAAGGAGTTTAATAACAAAAAGGTTGTTATTTCTTCAACTTATCATAATGTTCATAATGTAGGTATTAACTACATTAATAATATCTTACAGAATAATACAGAGGAACGAGGTCGCGCATTGGTATTTGCTAACCCTTTTGCGGTTTCGGGGGGAGAGTTTTATTCATCTTTTAATCGATTGACTCATGTAGGAAATTTCAGATACGATCCGTTACTTCCGCTTCATTTAAGCTTTGACCAAAATACTGTACCTTATAACTCATGTGGCATATCGCAGGTTAAACGTAATGGAGACTTATGGGAATGTATCTTTATTGATGAGATAGCCCTGGAGAACCCTCGTAATTCCACGGAAGAGGTATGTGAGGAGTTCATGATGCGTTACCCGAATCATAATTCAGGG